TTTCAGAAGACACTGCACAAGAGATTGCAGATATTTGCGGATTCGAACTTAGCAAAGAATTTGAACTAGAAGTTACAGTTCAATATTCAATTACAGTTAACGCAGTAGACGAAGAGTCAGCAATGAATTTAATTCACGAGATTGATTTTGATTCAGTGTCTGAACCACAGGGTGTAACTTACTTATCATCCAATGTAGACCGCATCGATATTTAGTAGGGGGCTACTAATACAAACCTGAGCATGTTTTAAAACTGCTCCTTGCAATTCCCTTCAAAAAATGCCACGTCCCTGTCAAATCGACACGCCGTTATGATGGGGTGATCTTTCACACAATGTCCGATTTATCCATGTTTAACTATCCCGATTTGCATTTGTCAGTCCATGGGTGTATAGTTATCTTATCAACAACAAAAAGGAGAAAACTCATGGCACATGAAATCGAAACACAAAATGGTAAGGCTTCATTCGCATCATTTCGTGAACCCGCTTGGCATGGATTGGGTACCGTATTTACAGAAGAAAAGACTACTAGCGAAATGCTAGAGGCTGCTAACCTTAATGGTTGGAATGTTCGTCTGGAAGATTTGGAAACCCCCTCACATCTCACAAGCGATAAAAACTATCAGTATGTTTTGCGTACTAATCCTACAGACAACTCACAGACAGACATTCTTGGTGTCGTAGGTGAGCGCTACCATGTTATGCAGAATGAAGATTTGTTTTCATTTGGTGATAACATTCTAGACGGTGGAGGCCGTTGGGAGACCGCTGGCTCAATTAAGGGTGGGCGTGTAGTATTTGGCGCTCTTGCACTAGAGCGTGAAACAGTCCTAGACCCTACGGGTGTTGCAGATAAGGTCAAAACTTATCTTCTCATTAACACATCACACGATGGCTCAATCGCTATTCAAGCAAGCATTACACCTGTTCGTGTTGTGTGCGCTAACACTCTCAACATTGCACTAAACACAACTAAGCGCAAGGGTGGCGTTAAGCAATCTTTCAAGATTCGCCACACACAGACCGCACAAGGCAAGATTCAAGTTGCTCGTGAGACTCTTGGTCTTGCTCATAAGTACATGGACTCTTTTGACCTTATGGCAAAAGCAATGATTGAAACAGAAGTTAATGCTAAGCAATTTAACGACATCATTCTTGCTGCATACCCTAAGCCAGAAAAAGATTCTAAGGGTGCTTTCAAGAAGTGGGAAAACAAGGTAGATGTTATCAATGACATTTACACAGGCGAGTTTAACGGAATGATTGCGGGTAATGCGTGGGGTGCGTTCAATGCACTAACAGAGCGCCTTGATTGGTACCGTTCTGCTCGTGGTGGTTCTAACGAATCAATCCTTGCATCTGCATCTGGTTTTGACCCTGCTATCAATGCAGAAAAAAATCGTTTGCTAAAAGTTGTGCAAAGCACTTTGCAAATTGCATAAATAAAAAAACTCCTGAGCATGAGTTAAAACTGCTCACTTTTATTTATTCATTGATCTGCATAAAAATGCGGGACGTGAAATTCGGACATTTCGGACAAAAGATTTTTATCAAAATAACTTTAAGATGGACTTGATTTTTCTCCCGCTCTAGGGTAAAATTAATATATGACCACGACATACAGACCTTACACAATTGATGAACTACTTACCGCTATCTACGAGGATAATTTCTCACACTTTGAATTTATGGAAAACATGAATGGTGGGGATTGCGATTGCTTCCTACACCAGGCTATGAATATGATTGTGGGGTATGTGGAATAATGCTAGGTTATACACAGAGAGATTTAGCAGACATGACCTATGGGGTAGCAAGTGCTGACCTATTAATCAATGCAGATGAGAATCCTGCTATACATAACTATCTAGTTAAGACAGAAGAGTTCCTTAAAGGACTATGGGCAGAAGGGTACTTTGACTAATGTGGACTAAGTATAGTTATGTTTGTACTAACTGTGATGCTCTTATTGAGATCACTACCCTGGTCGAACCCCAAGATAATGCCTCTTGCACCTGTATGCGTGGGGCATGGGTTACTCGTACCAATGTAGAGACTGTGGCGGAAGTCACACCTCGTCCACTTGTAAAAATCAACTCCAACCCTTATAATTAATATATGGACCTAGAAACCTTTAAGCAATACCTAAACCTGCACCTTATAAGTCTTGAACAAGACCTTGAAGAAAACCCTGCTTCTATCCATGTGGTAGATATCGAGGGACAAATCTATGCTGTTAGACATTTAATCGAGGTAATCAATGGGTAAACTTGTTGAACTAACAGAAAATGAATGGTGGGATACATTCAAGCCTATCAAGAACCCACATGATGACAATGCTTCTTTTGAAGGACACATGTTTGAGACATATGGGGTAGAGGTTAAGCAAGTATCGGATGCAGACCCACTATATACTTGGACATACATTGACGGTGATGACGGAGCAACTTATATTATTAATGGTCGCTGTATCGTTAATAGGATTGGCTATTTTATTACCGAAGTCCCGTGGGATGAATCCAAGGATTATCAGATGACTATCATTGAGCCTTCATATGAGTGCCCTAACTGTGAAGAAGTCTGGGAAGATGAGCAGGCTAAGTTCCATATCGAAAAGTTTTGGGATTTGCAGAAATGTGCAAAATGTGCTAGTATTAAAGAAATGACCTTAGTAGGATTGGAGTAATAGATGCCACTGTATACAATTATCGCTACACGAGAAGTACACTATGAGTTTAATTTTGAGGCTGATAGTGAAGAGGAAGCCATTGCTGAGATGAATCGTATTGAACTTAACGAGGATGTTGAGGAATATGCATATGATTGGTACCCACTAGAAATTACAGAAATCGAAGAGGAAGAGGAGTTGGCATAATGGGAGCACGGATTAACTTTGTATTCAAGGATTCAGACGCACATCCTGCAGTAGTACTGTACAGCCACTGGGGTGAGACAGAATGGCAGCGGGACCTAGCAATGGCCCTGGAGCATTCTAAGCCTAGATGGACAGATGACACATATGCAACTCGTATGATGATTAGTTATCTTATTCAGGATTCTGTTCTGGAGGAGACAGGGTTTGGTATCTACGCCGTAGACCCTAAAGACCTTATGCTAGGAGATTTTACAGTCATTGTCGACCTATTACATAAGACTGTTTGTGAAGAGGGCTCAGATGTTCGTGTTGGTTGGGATGAATTTATCTCAGCGTATTCACCTCAAATGGTAGGGGCCTAGGTCTCCCCATACCACAGGGGGCGTAGGAAATGTCGTCTTGCGCCCCCAACAATTTTTTGCTATAATCAAATGAGAGGAGAACTATGTCTAGGAGACTGAACACTAGCACCAGCAGTAACAAAGAAACACGGCAGGCTGAGAAACTTGGTAAGTTAATGACAGAGGATTTCTCTATTGACCTAGAGCGACTAGGTTATTATCTAGTTAGGAACTTACCCAAGATTGTGTATGACCGCTTTGAGGTCGTTGCCTTGACTGCGGGGGAAGAGTATGATAAACTTATGGAAGAGATAAAGACAGGGAGACCACGATGGTAAGTATTGCAGATAAAGCAGGTATCTTAGGAGAACTGTGGATCAACTATAGAGACGATGAGGATTTTAGTAACTTCATTGAGTATAACGACATTGGTTTGCCATTGGCATACTTTGTGGCAGAAGGTTTGGTTAATGAGCCTACTACATTAGGAGAGCAATACATCATTGAAACATTTGAGATGTTTGCTCAGGCTATGGACATGACAGAGGAAGAGATTGAGGTTCTTGATGAAATCTCACTCGTTGCTATCCTTGCAGAGTCGCACATCAAAAAGAATACCATAGAATAGTTAGACATGGGTGGGGGCTGCAACGCCCCTGCCTGTGGATAACCCTGTGGACAACCCCACGTGAATTCAGACAAATCGGACATATCAAACCACATATCAAACCATATTACGATCAAACAATTATTTTCCCAGAACTAGATTACGATAGACAAAAATTTTTCCCCGTACCATACCAAACCTTGTTTTGTCAAACCTTATATCACAAAACCACCTATATGTCAAACAATGGTATAATTCTTGTATGACTAGATCACATTTTGCTAATTATGCAAAGCACAAACCAGAAGAATATCAAGCCTTTAGTGATAACCTATGGAATGGTTTTGTATCTGTTACTAAGTATGTTCCTATAGTCAATCGTTTCTTTTCTTTTACCCCCGCCGATTTTCCAGGCGTGGAAGAAGAGGTCCTTAACCCCCGCAAAATTGGGCGGGAACTAGGCAAGGTATACAAACAGTCTATCTCTGATACAGAATAACCCTAGTATAACCATATCAAACCTTTTATCCTGATATTTAAATATTTATAAAACCTTTATATATTTTTATAAAGGTTTATTTATTTTTATGGGCAAATTCGCAATATTTTGATATGAAGGTTTGTACAAAATGGGCTTGACAAACCCTGTTTCAGGGTATATAATGCCCAAACAACATTACGAAGGTTTGACTATTTTCCCCATATGTGGTATAAGGGGCTATAAGGTTTGGATATAGAAAGGTTTGGATAGGGATGTTTGGCCGCCAGGGGATTACGGCGCCTTCTATAAAAGTGCTCAGTACTCCACTATCCTCCACTTCACTCCACTTCTAGAATGTTAAACAATATAATCAGTAAGATTAATCTGTGGATAACATGTGGATAACTATGACATTTTTGGCTTATTAGACTGTGGATAACTCTGATATAATATTCCAATGCATAAGTTTGAGTCATCTTATAGTAAGTTTATAACTGAAGAATTAGATCCATTAGGCGTATCTTGGAGAGATGCTCCAGATTGGTGTGATGATTGTGTAGCAAACCCAGGAGAGAAATGTCCTGATTGTGGATATACTCATAACTGCTAACCTGTGACTGCTATAATTAACACATGTCTATCCTTGTTGATATAAATGGAACTATCGCCAATGAGGGTAGGCCTATACAAAAAACGGTACAGTTCTTGTCCACAATAACAGAAGATATCTATATAATCTCAGGCTCTCACATATCTAAGAAACCTGAGTATGAAGCATTACTCTCAAGGTTAGGTATAGCCTATGTTGATATCATCCTTAACCCATTAGATCAGGATACTGACAAAACCTTTAAGATAGAAATGTCAAAGACTATCCCAAACCTCACTCTTGCTATAGATAATAACCCTAAGATAGTAAATGCATACCAGGCTATAGGCATTAAGGCTATATTTCCTAAAGACTTATAGTATATGTTTATACTAGGGATTACGAAGCCTTTCTTGACTTCCCCGCACAAATAGGGTATACTGATTACATGACAAAACAAATATACAAGTGCCCAGACTGTGCAACAGTTATCTCTATTGAGACTGAGGTTCATGACTTACCTGAATCTATCATCTGTCCCTGCGAGTCAGTAATGCCTACTATCGGTGCGTAATCTAGATATCCCTGATCCATTTCAAACCTTTGTAGCCAAGAAATATAAAGACTATAAAGGCTATGTACATGATTTCTTTACTGGTGAATGGTCTTATAGGTGCTTATCATGTAAAGAAGATATGTCTGCTCCATCCCGCAAAATTATGACAAAGATTAGACTGTTTCATACACGCAACGAGTGTCTTGGAGGATACTGATGAAACTATTTGGACTAACACTTCGTAGCCCTATCGTGCGCTATGTAGAAACACCTATTGAAGAGGAGTTTTATGATGCTGTTCGTGCTTCAATCATTGAAGATATCATAAATGAGATGAAGGCAGAAACTAAGCATAACATTGAAGTTATTAAACTATTTGGACCACGACCATGACATACGATGAATTGCTAGCGAAAGTAAGCAATTATAAAGATGCTGGGCTTAGTTCATTAGTAGCCCTTCGTGCAGTAGTCAAGTTGCATAAGCCAGTCATGCAATGGAGTGGAGGGTATGACGGAGAAGACAACCCACTATATGCAGAACAATGCAGTGATTGTTCAGGTAATGGTTTTACACAAGAATACCCCTGTGAAACTATTCAGGTTATTGAGAAGGAGTTCAAATGAACGAAGCAGAGTTTGATCAAGAGTTTAGCCTTGAAGACATTACGAATGCTATTGTAGATCAGGCTAAGTCTGATATCAAGGCTAAGTTTGGTAATAGAAAGAGGCACCGCCAATGAAGAATGAATGCTTAAAGTGTGAGATGTCTAAGAAAGATCCCTTGTTTTGGGAAGTTCATCAGACTATGCAAGATGGCAGAATTTGGTGTGCTACTAACCGCTAGTGCCCTGTAGGGCATGGGATGGTTTATATACCCTCCTATTTTGCGCCGAACTTTAAAGACTTGACTTACTTTTCGCCGAACTGTATAATTGTAATATACCTACTAACAAAGGATTGAAATGAATAAAACAATCGCATCTTTTATTGTAGCAGGAACGGTTGCATTTATGCCTTCTGCCCATTCTTTAGATTTTTACACTGATGAAGAAATGAACCTGTCTACAAGTTCTTCAGAGTGCTCGTCGGATATTCAATATTTTAAATATGATGTAGTTGGTGAATCACATAGAAAAGAAAGCCTAGAGCAAAGTTTAGGCGAAAGAGTTAACCTTGACTATCCATTTGCTATAAAGTCAGCAAACCTTGTACCTGAACCATCTAATAAGTTTGATAAGAATGCAGTAAAAGTTATGGTTTCAAATATTCATATTGGCTATGTTCCAAAGGCATACTCAAAAAAGATATCTAATTATTTAAAAATTAAAAAGGCAACAACAATTCCCACATGCATTTTTTGGGACAATGACTCTGTAGGATACCAGGCATTCTTGAATATGGATCCTTACCTAAAGTCTATCAAGAAAACAGAGACATCCTGGAAAAACGATAAGCAAGTGCGTGGATAATATGAGCACAGATGAAATGACATTACGAGAAGAAATTGCAAGAACTATTGAATCCATACCACTTGGAGAAGACAACGCACAACTTAATGCATTAGGTATGCGTATGCTTGCTGCCAAAATTGCAAGGGGAGAACAGTGAAAGAGCCACGAATCATGCAGATGGATTGGAAGGCTCTAGGCTATGAGCGTGTTTATTTAGATGGAAAACTTAGGTGGGTACCACAACAAACCAAGAAGCAGTAGTTTTGTGTTATAATTAGTTTATGATTCAATCACGCCCAGCAGAAAAGTGTCACTATTGCAATAGTCAAGCAGAGTATAATGATCTAGCAGACTTTGCTGTTGTTGGGGTATGCAAGAAGCATTTACTTAACTACCATTCTTCATAAAATTAAATTGACAAAGTTGTTTGTTACATAGTACAATAGAGTATAGGAA